TGCAAAGATCTCAGCCGCTTCAAACTGCTTCTGATTGATCAGCCCTTTGCGCTGATAATACGCTATTGGATCATGCGTTGCATTCCTTATGGCCTTAACACCGGCAACAGCGGTCTCGATTTCTATAAACTCTCCATGCTGTAATTTCTCAACAGGTCCATGGTCACTGTTTACAGATTTCTTATAAGATTTCTTCTTTTTAACCATTTACCCTACTTTCTGGTCAATCGGTTGCACCGAACACCGAATCCCTAAAGGGAATTCGGTGTTTTCGGTGCTAAATCACCGAATTTGCGGTAGCACCGAATCGGTGTTTTCGGTGTTTTCGGTGCTATTCGATAAGCCATATCATATCTCCTTTACGCATGATGAATTCATTTCCCATTAACCCGTTCATCGCCTCATTGAACCTTGATGCTTTGTGCTTGGCGTCACCTGTCAGAAGATCACCGGCCACAGACCTTGCCTGATCTTCAGTGATTGTTTTGAGCATGGGGTATCCTGTCCCTGGTTGACGATCCTCACCCATCGTATCCACGGCCTGCTTAATGGCCTTGAATACGGCTTTCTGGTTGGCACCTGTCGGACCCTTTGCCTTGCGCCTGGTCACCGGCATATCGCTATGGCTTACATGCTCAACCACGCATGTGGTAAGTTGTTCTCCGTCTGTATCGACGCCTATGGTATGGGTGTTTAGCTTGAACCCGAACTCCAGGTTGTCTTCACCATCTCTCTGTTTAAGGGTTTTAAATGCCTTGTAAGCCCCTTCGGTGCCATCAAGGGAGGTAACTTCAATTTCCGTATCCACGGCACCCAGAAGGCTTGAATGGCCTCTCAGGCCCTGTGCTGCGTCTTTCCCTACATGATGGATAATGAGGACAAAGCACTCGAGTTGCTTCCAGATCCTGTCACATGAGGCGACGAACGCCGTCATATCTTCGGGACTGTTCTCGTTGCCTCCTGCCATGGCGCGGGACAGCGTGTCTATGACCACTAGCTTGAACGGCTCACCGAACCGTCTCTGTTGCCTTCTAAGGCCCTTGATAATGCGTTCCGCATCCTTGTCGGGGTCCAGGAGATTGATCTGGTCTGGCGTAATAATGAACGGAACATTGTTCATATTGGTGTCGTTTTCTTCAGCCCACTTCATTACTCTGTTCTGGAATCGCCGTCCTGACTCCAGTGCGATGTATGCCGCGGGGCCGTGCTTGGTCAGCTTATTGGCGTATCCTTTGCCTGATGCGACGTGCATGGCTAAGTCTAAAGCCCAGAACGTCTTCCCTGATCCCGGCTTTCCGTAGGCGGCGCCTAGTCCTGTGGCCGGAATGAGGTCTTTGACTGTCCAGTTTGCGTCCATAACGTAATGCATTTGGTGGGGTAGTATCCACTGGATAGCGTTGTCATCATCTATTTCCTCGATTTCCGCACCGGGTTCCCATGGTGTAATAGTGTTGACGATGTTGTGAACATCCTTGATCTTCCTGGGGTTGGACTGAAACCAGTCCACCATGTCGGCTTTTTCCTTTAGATCCCCGCAGATGTTGGCAATGATGATGGTGTTGGCTGTTCCATGGAGATGTTCCGCCACCTGAAGGGCATGTTTGTGTCCCGGGGCATCATTGTCGGGGATGATAATGATGCTTTTATCCTTGAAATAGGGGTTGAGGTTGCTGTCCCAGTTGTTGGCACCGCCGCTATTGCATGTTGCGGGGTATCCGTAGAGCCACATGGCATCAGCCGCCTGTTCGCCTTCAACGATGTATATGACGCTGTGATTGATGATCTCTGGCAGTCTGTAGGGCAGGCGTGGGATGCCCTTGATGCCCGGTGTAAGGCTTTCATCCTTTATGGCATACTGTTTGAAGGTTTTTCCCGTTCCATTGAAGGTTCTTTCCACCATGTATTGCGGTTGACCCTCTTCGTTCCTGTATATGTACCGTCTTGGGTTGATGTATTCGGGCCCGAATGCCTTGATATGCTCATATGTCTCTGTCTGTTCACTTTCCGGCCATTGGGGGATGTTTCTGATTATTTCAGTAAAGTCACATCCTGCATGGCAATGGAGGAGGGGTGTGTCGCGTCCTTCTGCGTCTGTAATGGACAGGGAGGGGTTCTTGTCGTTATGTGCGGGACAACACGCCATCCATGATCCATCACTAACCCTCTTGGCTTTCTTTAAGTGTTTGGCGATTTCAGTGGCAGTAGTCATCTGTCTAATCCGTACACATGCAATCAATAGACCCGACGCCATCGTCGAAAAGATCACCCTGGCGCTCAACAATACTCAGCAGTTGGATGTACGGTGGACGTGTTCCTGGGTCATGGAAGTAATTGTTTTCAGCCTTGATCGGCTTACCTGTTTTTGTGGTGGCATACTTCTTCTGTTCCTGTGCTATCCACCATGCAGCTTTTGAGGGATCTTTTCGCATAATCCCTTGCAGTAACTTGGCACCCTTCAGAAAACACAGATCACAGTTCCCTTCAGGCGTAGCGCCATTGACGCTTTCAAGTTTTAAATCGAAAGGTTGTTTTTTCCAGAATCCAACCACATCACGGCTTGTCACATCTGCGTAAACCAGTGGCGCAACGCTAGTCCAGGGGTACTCTTTTGGATTTTCTTTGCCTAGAAAACGTCGGCTTTCATCAGCCCTGATGCCAATGACATTTTTCCAATGCTTCCATTGCAGTTCATGCCTTCCATGCCGTGCAAAGCGTTTTGTCTTTAAATGTGCAGTGCAAATCCTATGGTGTAAATTTGGTAACTGACCGTAACGATCAATCATGCGCTCAAACGGCTCACCGTTTCTTGAAGCTGAATTGTGGTTTACAGTTTTGGTCTGGTATTCCGCATTAGGATCGTATTCAAGCCAGGTGACTTTTACGTTCCACCTTTCGCTGCACTCTTGGATAAAGTCTAGTGTCTCTGGCATTTCCTTGCCTGTGTTGGCAAAGATCACATGCACATCTTCAGGCAGTTTGCCGTCATAACGGTCAAGGATATGCCAAAGCATATATCCACTGGTGCGACCACCTGAGAATGCAATAATAGCAGGACCGTTGATGTGATAGGGGTTAGTCATCAAAACGGTATCTCGTCATCAAGGTCTGCCGCTTCCGCTGCCTTCCTTCGGTTATTGGTGAAGAACTCCGCATTCACTTCGGCATATTTGCTGATCACGATGGACGTGAACATCAGGAGTTGTTCTTTGGTCAGGTAGCGCATGTCATGCAAGTTAAGGTGATCAAGGTACTTACATGCGGCAGTGGTTGCTTCCCAAAGCATTCCGTCTTCTTCTGGTTCCAGGTGATGGTTGGACATTTCTTTTACATGCTCCATTGAACAGAAAAACGTCAGCCTGCCCCGTCTGCCTTTGAGAGAGGGATCAAACCCGAACCCTCTCGTCTTTTGAAAACAGACGGGACAGAGCCTGTTATGCTTTATTGCTGACCCCATGCTCCAACAGGTGCCGCAGGTGCCATGGGCTGTTGAGGCTGTGGCTGTGGCGCCGGTTGAGGCTGTGGCTGTTGCCCGAAAGGTGCCGCACCTGCACCAAAGCCTGCCTGTGGAGTAGCCTGGGGGGCTGACACAGGAGGTTGAGGCACAGGTGCGACGGGTGCCTGTGGCATCTGGGGTGCCGCAGGCGGTTGTTCCATCAGGCATGGGGGCCGTGGAACCCACTGCACGATCTCAAAGTTAGGAACCTGTGTGGAGTTCTTGCCTGTCGATGTCAGCGTTGCACCAATGAACCTGATGACGGGCAACATGCCGGGATTCTGTGGAGCCTGCATGGCAATGACTGCTGCAATCTGACAGAAACCCTTCCAAGATCCCGTTGATGCCTGATTCCATAACACAGCCGTGTTCTGGTCCTGTGCCATGGGGATTTTCACATATTCGGAATAGCCCTGACCGGGATGGGGCAGGGGCTGGTGAATGGCTGGATTTGGAATCTGTTCCTTTAATCCTCCGTCAGGCCAGATCTGCCATCCTGTCTCTATGTTCTCGATGTCCCACACAATGCCTGTCGCCATGGCAGGATAGGGGCCTATTCCACCCTCGTTCCTCATCATCCACGATGCCGGGGGAATGTTGTGTTGTGCGGAGCCTTGTGCCTTCCAGTCTAAATAACCTGAAAAGGCCGTATCTCCATTGCTTCTGGGAGCTTCGGGTGGTGGTGCTTGAAACGTCATGTATTCTCTCCTTGGTTTACGAGTTGAATTGAACGGGGGTTGGTATGGGTGAAAGCCCATGCGGGTAACTGAAGCATGACTTTCTCATCCGCATAGGCGTGAAAATGTTTCTCTTCCGCACAATGCTGATGGAGTTCTATGGCGGCATTCGCGCTTGCCCATCCTTCGCGCTTGGACATGGTGTCCAGTTCATAGATCGCACATGCAAAAGGAGGATGCTTTTCAACGACAAGAAACAGGAATGTGTCAACGGGCGTACCTGTCGCCTGGCCCCATCCATAGGAATAGAAGGCATCCTGCTGGTGATAACCATACTTGGCTACGCTTTGTGCGAAGCCTCTGGGGCTGGCATCCTGTGACGTTTTGAGATCAATGATAGTGTTGCCTCTTGCTGCATCGACCTTGCATTTGCATTTGAGGTTTCTGTATTCCCAGAACGCGGCATTTTCATACACCGTGCCTTTCTGGTTGAGTTCCTGTGCAACGGCAGGGTTTCTCCACACGCTGTCACGCATGGACATGCATTGATTGTAATCAGCCGCTGTCAGGAGGATCTTGTCCTCCGCTTTTGCCTCTTTGGCCGCATCCGTCCATGCCTTGCCTCTTCGGGTTTCAGGCCCTTGAATAATCTTTTTTGATGCATGTTCCGGCTGCAACACCGCCAAATGGACGGCACTCCCCATGTTCATGGCGTCCGTCTTTGCCGTTTCAACCTGTGCATGGGCTGGCGTTTGATTGATCAGCTTCCACAAGTAGGAGTTATTTAGTCCATCAGCGGCGAAATAGTCTTCGTCACTAATGTCGTGGATTCCATTGTCCATATTCTTTTTCCCATCGTCTTTTCATGTCTATATAAGTGTCATAGGCTTCCTTCTTTGCCTTGAAGAATGGACCCCCGGCTGTATGGCCTACGGTGTCGTCCATCTCAAAGCGCATCCACGCCATGTATGCCGCCTGAACGTCTTGATCTGTGGGGTTCACACGACCTCACTCATCAGGGCCGCATAGCCTGCAATATCGACCTGGGTATCTCTGTGGTCTGGTGCATGGCTAAGACGCCCAAGCTTCACGCCGATCATCACCATGCCCACGTCTGCCGCCGACAGCGGCGTGTTCAGTTTGGCTCCCAGAATGCCGTTAAGAATCTTGGCGGTTCTTTCCCAGTTTTCTGCGACGGGTCCGTAGTCATTGCCGCGCTCAAAGACAGCCACACCTGCGTCCCAGAGAATCTGCATCCGTGGCGATTTTCGATTCATTTCAAACAACACTTCTGCATCATTCATTACTGGGAACTCCATCTCATTTAATTCATCTAATGTTCTTAATTTGCCGTTTGACCGTTTAGCCTCACTCATCGTTTCTCTCCCTTCTCATAGGCCCATAGGGCCAGCAGTGCCGCTTCGGCACGTCCATCGTCTTTCTTCTTTTCAAATTGATTTGCGTTGTTGGGGAACAGGCGTGTGGCTGCGGCTCTGGCAGCATCCTTGTCACGGCCTAGATTGAAATGGCTTTTCCATTTGGAGGGTGTCACCAGGGAGTAGGGGATCTGAAGGGTGCCAAGCACACCCTTGATCACGCCCAACCCCTGTCCGAAGTTAAACGCTGACTGCCTACCCATGCCAAATGAATTAACGCTCTCTATATATACATGGGTTGGCGTAAATTCCTTAAACGTGGATGCAAGGCCCGTCCCGGACACTTCCTTACCGAACACCGGCATATCTTCTATGTATAAAGACAAGTCGGAATAGAGCAGGGCAATCGCACCTGTCTTGCCGGGGTCAATGGCAGCAATAAGGTTATTCATTGTCTTTCACTTTCAAGGATCGCTTTTCCGATTTCGGTAGCGATAGGGACGCAGATGGAATTTCCGAGAGCTTTAAGTCTGTATGCTGCGAGGGAAATCCCATCATCTTCTCGTAAGTCAGGCAGATCTCCGAGATTCCCATCCCATTCGCGGCAAGCGTTCCAAAAGGACGCTTCTGATGGCCAGAGCGTTCCGCTTTGAGTTGTGATTTGATTGAGAAGCGGGCCAGAACCACACCGTCTGTCGCCAGAGGGGTAGGCAATAATCCAGACCCGATCTCTGTGGTGGACGGCACCCATTGCGGAAGCGCAAATGCAGTGCCATTCCGCATCGTACCCGATTTCGGCCAGGTCTGAGAGAACTCTCCCAAACCATCTGCCTGGTTGTTCAGAAGGGCCAACAAGCAGGTTTGCGACATTCTCCACAACGATGAACCCTGGATGAGTTTCGCGAGCCATGCGGATGATTTCTGACCAAAGCCCTGATCTTTCACCTTCCAGACCTGACCGCTTGCCACTCGTGGAGAGATCCTGACAGGGGAATCCGCCACAGATAATGTCGACTTCTCCGAGTTCTTCCGTCCGCAGGGTTCGCACGTCTTCATAGATGGGGACGCTAGGCCAGTGCTTTTTAAGGATTGACTGTGCGAACTCGTCCTGTTCGCAGAATGCAATGGTTCGAAAAGGTCCGGCGTTTTCAAACCCAAGGGAGAATCCGCCGATCCCACTAAAGAGGTCGAGAATTTTGTACTCATGCACCTTCAGCCCCTTCCTTGATGTGTTCATGTGCAATGGGGATGAACCTCTCCACGGCCTGCTCAATGATCTCCGTCATGGGAACCCCGGCTTGGACTGAGACAGCCCGGACCTCATCAAGAAGGTCAGGCCGGAAGCGAAGGGTGAACGGGGTTTTCTGTGTCATGGCATTCAGGTGTCTTGTTCTAGTGTTGAAAACTACGTTTAAGAAGTTGACAACGTACATACACCTGATGTACATACAATATCAATACGAACAAATAAGGTCGTTTTTAAGAACTTGGAGAGACTAAAATGTATGAAGTGAAGACTGAGGAATGTTGTCATTCCACGAAAAGCCGCAAGACTTACAATGTTAACCTTATTTCTTGGGACCGTCGCGGTTCGGGGGTGTCTTTTGGGAAGGCATTCAATGTTGGCAAGAGGGCAGCCAAGAAGGAAGCCTTGTATATCGCTGAATTATACAATGCTGAGATTGTTGATAATGCAGGAATTATGTAAGGGGAGAGACTAAAATGCAAAAATTTGACAAAGCAAATCTTAAAAAAATCCGCATTGCTTTAGAGGGTGCGCTTGATGGCATGGTTGATGATTTGGGGATGCCTATTAAGCTTAAACTAGGTGGGATTTCATATAGTGAGGCAAACTTTACGGTGAAGTTAGAGTGTTCCCTTATCAATGGTGATGGTGTCGTTCAAAACAAGGAACGCATGGCATGGCTCCGTTTGGCGTCTTCCTATGATCTTGACCCTGAGTGGATTGACCAGACTTTTAAAACGCATGATGGCAAAGTTTTGAAAATCACGGGATTGAACACCCGTGCGCGGAAAGCCCCTGTTTTGTTAGAGGATGTGGAAGGCAATATGTACAAGGGTCCGTGTGAAATGATTCGTGATCACATGACGAGTTAAAGGGAGAGATGACATGAAACTTGAATTTAAAAATATCAAATACTACGCATCAATGTCTGAAGAAACGGATTGCTATGAGGCTATCCTCTACGTTGATGGAAAACGTCTTGGACGTGTCCACAATGATGGGCATGGTGGATGTGACCACCATGACTTTTCTTGGAAAGAATATGAGCGTGTTAATGAGTGGTGCAAGGAGAACCTTCCTAAGTGGAAGTGGATATGTGAGCATGATAACACGGAAACGGAAAATGACACAGACTTGGAAATATGGTGCCACGATCAAGTAACGAACCACCTTCTACAGAAGGAACTCAAGCGTCATTTAAAGAAATTGTTTGTGATGGAAACAGATAAGCAATTCTATTCATACAAAGTGAAGTGGTCTGATGTTACTTCAATCGCACTTGATTCATGGAAGGAAAAGAATCCTTCAGCCATTGTCTTGAATGCTTTGCCATTTGATGAGGCATTAAATTTGTATCGACAGCACATTTGATTTCTAAAGGCCACTGATGAAGACAGGTGGTGCTGTCTGAAACCCCCTGAATTGGGGGTATGGTCAACCAAATGGGAGAGATAATAGTGGTAACGGAAACAGGAACACCACACGAAGGTGAATATGTCCTGTATTTTCGCGTGAGTACGGAAAAACAGGGCAAGGATGGCCTTGGAATTGAGGCACAGGAAGAAGCCTGCCGTCGTCATTTAAACGGGGGGACATGGAAGGTCATTGAAACCTTCAAGGAGGTGGAGAGTGGACGCAATCCACGAAGACCTGAATTGCAGAAGGCATTATGCCTTTGTGAAAAGACGGGAGCCACGCTTCTTGTTGCCCGTCTTGACCGGTTGGCACGGAATATGGCTTTCGTTTCAACACTAATGGAATCATCCATCAAGTTTGAGTGCGCGGATATGCCGTTCGCCAATAACCTGACAATTCATATTGTCGCGGCTATGGCACAGCACTATTCAGACAGCGTATCCGTTGCCACTTCAGCGGCATTGCAGGCCCTCAAGAGTAAGGGTCGTGAACTTGGTTCCAAAGACATCAAACAGGTTGCGGAGAAGGGACGTGAAAGGAAGACGGACATATCCCTTGAACATGCGGAGATGGTGTATCCAACCATTGAGCGTATTCGTTCCTTTGGCATCACCACCCTTCGTGGCATTGCACAGGAATTGACGGACCGCAAAATTGAAACTGCCGCCAGGTGGAGAAAACAGACAAGGCCAAGACCAAAGCCCACTTATGGAGATCCTGTGTGGGGGCCTCAACAGGTGGCTTTGGTTATTAAGAAAGTGGAGGAGAAGTGATGACACGCGATAATTGGCATGTGGAGAGAGTGATGACTAAGCACACGCAAGGAGAATGGTGGGTCGATGAGTTCAATAGAGTTCGGTCATGTGACTCAGATGCTTTTATAGCGCATATGAGCGACGGCGATTTTCCAGATCACCGTGAGTTTGATGGGAACACACAGGCAGCAAATGCAAGATTAATTGCCGCCGCGCCTAAAATGCTAGAGGCGTTGGAAAATGCAATTTGTGGTCATTGCATTAAAGATGACGTTTGGGAAAAAATTAGTGCCGCAATTTCTAAAGCAAAGGGGGAGTGATGGCTAACTTTTATCTAGAGGTAACACAAACCTTAGAATTTCAAATCAAGGTTTCGCGGGAAGTAGAAATCAAATGCACCAAGAAACAAATTGTTGACGACGGGCTTTGTGAAAATGTCGAGGATGGAGATTCGTCTGCATGGAAGGGGTACGTCGGGGATTACATAACGTATCACGGTGGGACTGATGCCTTTGTTCCCGAAATGGATTTGAGTTCTAAAATTGATGCGTTGAAAAAACATCTGAAAGACGGTGAGGCGATTACTGCATCTGTCGTCAACGAAAATATCACCGACGTTTCTTGGGATTAGGGGGGAGTGATGCGAACCTGGTGGCAGAAAAAAATATTCCGCAGGGGGTTGCATGATAATGATTCACAACTAAATCCTGTTCGTGTTTTATTGCGTGATGGATTTGGGAGGTTCACCATAAGGCATCAGAGAAAATACAGCCTGCCTTCAACGCAGAAGATGATGAAGGCCATGAGGTATTTGGGAGCGCAGTCAGCGCGTCTACAGATACCGCTCCTCCACCCTGACCACATCAAGTATGCGGCCATCGTCCTGCGCGATCTGGCTGAAGACTTCAACGCTATTGCCACTGAGCGCGGTTCCAACATGGACAAGATATTCTACAGCCGTGTTGCCGTGCTTAATGCCAACAGGGATCTTGCACATTATGCCCGTAAGGACATGCAGCATATCCGTGCGGATACCGACCAAGAGTGAAACACTATAGTATCAACAACAGAATGGGAGATATAAATGCATACACATATATATAACCGCATAATGTATAATACGATAAGCCCCCGTATTATTCATTATATTGGGTTCTGCGTTCAGGCTGTCCTGTGTGCCGTCTGGATGACAGCCATTGGCTTCGCGGTCATTGTTGCTGCCGCGTTTATGGGTGCGCTCTGACGCAATGACGCACCCTACCAGTAATCAAAACATTGTCAAAATTTAAGAGGTGAACAGATGAAGGGTTCAAATATTTTGGGCTGTCAAGACCCTAACCTTCGGCAGATCAAGGAAGAACTGGCGACGAAAATTGATGAAGCGAACAAGGCTCTGGAAATTCTGGACAGGGCAATCACCAGGGAGGATGAAAAGCATGAAACATCCTCTGACTAAGCGGCAGACAGAAGTCTTCTTTTTCATTAAGAGGTTCATTGCTGAAAAAGAATATTCACCAACCATGCAGGAGATCGCGGATAGTTTCGGATGGAAAAGCCGTGGGCATGTCGCCGGGATTATTACCAGCCTTGAGCGAAGGGGGTACATCACACGGATGCAGTACATCCGCAGATCCATTGCGATTGTTACGGATGAGCGCGAGGAACTGATGCGTCTAAGGGAGGTCAGGGATGCCGCGAAGACATTCGTGACGGAACAGAAAACCTATGGGGAACTGTACAATGAGAACCGTGACAGTCTCGAGACGAGGGAAGCGGCACCCAAAGTCTCACAGGCACTTGAGCGCCTGCAGGTTCTGATAGCATAGGGAGGGAGGTGATGAATGACAGACAGGCAATCAAGCGTGAATTGCGGAAAGCGATTCACATCATTTCAAACCCTGAGAAGTTTGAGAAAAGACTGTTCAGCATTTCATGGGGCATAATCAAATCTGCTAGAGACAAGCATATATATTTAAGCCCGAAACCGTATGAACAAATGTGTAAGGCATATGAACCCGACGA